ACCGCAGTGGGACATGAGCCGCATACGTCCAGCAGGTGCTAGACTGAAAACCTTTGGCGGTCGTGCGTCAGGGCCAGAGCCTTTGATTGATCTGTTTAACTTCTGTGTAGAGATATTCCAGAAGGCAGCAGGACGCAAGCTAACCTCTATTGAGTGCCATGATGTAGTGTGTAAGATTGCTGACATTGTAGTGGTCGGTGGTGTGCGTAGATCTGCTCTGATTAGCCTGTCTAACCTTTCTGACCCTCGTATGGCTAAGGCTAAGTCAGGAGACTGGTGGCGACACGAAGGGCATCGTAGGCTTGCTAACAACAGCGTAGCGTACACTGAGAAGCCAGACTTTGAGTCATTCCTGTCAGAGATGCAGTGCATGTACGAGAGTAAGGCAGGTGAGCGTGGTATCTTTAGCCGTGTAGCAGCACAGAAGATTGCAGCGCGTAACGGTAGGCGTGACAGTGAGCAGGACTTCGGTACTAACCCATGCTCTGAGATCATCCTGCGTAGTAACCAGTTCTGTAACCTGTCAGAGATTGTAGTGCGTCCTGAAGACGACCTAGACACGCTGAAGAAGAAAGCAGAAGTAGCAGCCATCATTGGCACGTTACAGGCTACACTGACAGACTTCCGTTACCTGCGTAACTGCTGGAAGAAGAACACGGAAGAAGAGGCGCTATTGGGCGTGAGCATGACAGGTATAATGGATCACTACCTGCTGAGTAAAGGTGACTCCCCAGACCTGGAGAAGTGGCTTGAACAAATACGCGATGTTGCTGTTAAGACTAACGAGAAGTGGGCTGCAAAGCTTGGCATTAGCCAGTCTGCGGCTATTACATGCGTTAAGCCTAGCGGTACTGTATCTCAGCTTGTCGATTCTGCTAGTGGTATCCATCCTCGCTTCTCTAAGCATTACATTCGCAGAGTTCGTAGCGACAAAAAAGACCCGCTTGCAGTCTTCATGGAAGCAGCAGGGTTCCCAGTAGAGCAGGATGTAATGTCACCCTCGTCAGCAGTGTTCAGCTTCCCTGTGAAGTCACCAGAGAAGTGTACCACGGTTAAGCAGGTAGGAGCTATGCAGCAGCTACAGCTTTGGAAGGCTTATCAGAACCATTGGTGCGAACATAAACCAAGCATCACTGTATATTATACAGATAGTGAATTCCTGCAAGTAGCACAGTGGATATGGGAAAACTTTGATCTTTGTAGTGGGATTAGTCTGTTGCCTTATAGTGATCATGTATATCAGCAAGCTCCGTATGAAGAGATAGACGCTGAGAAGTACGAGGAGTTACTAGCGGCTATGCCTGTTGGGGTTAATTGGGAAGACTTAGGTAACTTTGAGCAGGAAGATAACACTACAGGGAGTCAAGAGTTAGCCTGTGTAGGTGGTGCGTGTGAGATAGTGTAGATGTTGTAGGTACTAAAAAGCCCTGTGTAGATGACTGCACAGGGCTTTTTTGTTTTATATTGTTTTACCAAATAAACCTATTGTACCTGATCTACTAGGACGAGGTGGCTGTCCCGCCTTGCTTGTTCTTGGGGGCAGTTGCTCTTTCTGCTGTCTTCTTTCTTCTCTAAGACCTATAGCCTTTTCTATGGCGTTTGAAGTATTCGTAACAGTAGTGAGAAAAGAAGTAAGGTTCATTAAAGTTTCATTTGATGTTCTTCCTTTTAAATCTTTAATGCCAGTAGCCCATCTAGGATCTGTTAAAACACGAATCATAGACTCGTCAGATTTCAACAAACCTCTTAGTTTAATAGCAGCTGCGCCTATCATCCCTGCACCGCCTGTTCCTTGCATAGCAATATCTTCGCTTGTTTGAGCTATTTTTTTAGCTATGTTAGCGTCTCCAAAAATATGTTGCATTACTAGACCTAAATCAGCCACTGTTTGAGCAGCGTTAGGTGATGAAGTCTTTAACATAGACACAAGCTCCTCCCTTTTCTTCTTATCTTTAAGAACAGTGTCATAAAACTTTTTAGGATAGTCTCCAACAGGTACAGTATCGTCTACAGCGTTTCTCAACATACTAACTACTTTAGCGCGTTGTCCTTGTGCCTTCATGTCGGCATAACCAGACACTTTATTTTTCATTACCTGAGATAAAACCTTACGTTGATTCGTCACAATAGCCCTTTGTTTATTGCCCGCAGCAGTAGTGACATCAGCACCTTTGTCTAGTACTTGGTCTAGGTTATCTACTAACATGTCTAAAAAACCAACATTGTTAGTAGGAATGTCTCCTTCAATCCCCAAGTCTCTTTTTAATTTATTTATAGACTCTAAAGCAAGAACTTGCTCGTCTGTTCTTTTAGTTGGTTTTGTCTTTAAAGCTGCTTTATATTTAACAACTTGACTTTGCAACAAAGGGCTAACTTGAAGGATTTTATCTAACTCTTCCTGATCCAGTGTTTTTCTGTAGACTTCCTGTCTAGTTTTTTTCCAACGTACTTCGTCTTGTTTACCTAAAAAAGGTGGACGAGCTGTTTCGCCTCCAACGCCTGTGGGAGTAAACTTAGCTCCTGCGTACTGTAAATCTTGATCTCCTACGCGCTGTAGTTTTAATATGTTTTCAGTTAAGTCATCATTTCTTTGCATTATAAACTCAGCAAGTTCACCTCTAGTTGCCTCGTTTATATTTAACTGTCTTTGTCCGTGTATTAAAAGCAGATCATTAGTGGCTTCTGCGGGAGTAACAGTTATGCCTAATCTTTGAGCAGCCTCTAAAACTTGTTGAGTTTCTTCTCTTGTTAAAACAGCCGCAACACTGGGAGAATCTACTGTTAGTTTTTGTAACCTAGCTTTTTCTAAAAATCTTTTACCTGCTATGCCTCCGTCAATAATCCCTTGTAAAGGTACTCCTAGAGCCGTGCCTATCATAACATTAGTGGCTCTTTGTCCAGAACCTCCTTCAGTAAACTCCATACCTCCACTAATTCCACCAAATTTACCACTTTGCATTAACCGACCCGCAACAGTAGGAGCTGCTTTTGTAGGAGTCACTGCCAAAGAAGGAAATATTTGACCTAGTATAGTAGCTACTGCTGAAGGCTCTTCCCCAGTTAGTTCTTCTCTGTATTGAGAATATAGTTTCTGTCTTGTTAATTCAGGCTGTGTTATATAGTCGTTTAAAAACTTTTCTCTATCTTCCGCAGTAAAAAAGTCTTCGCCTAGTAACCAATTAACTCCCACAGGAGGCAATGTAGCTACCTCTGCTCCTAACTGAGCAGCGCCTACTATTCCAGTATTCAGTCCTGAAATAAAATCCATAGACGCAGCAGAGTAAGGTTTTAACAGGTTTTCAGCAGGGTCTGAAACAAAATCGACAGCCTGTTGCATAGGCGAGCGAGGATCTCCTGTTAGCTCCTCTCGTTTTATTGCGGAGGCGAGCTGCTCAGTTCCTTGTTCAGCAATCTGACCAAATAGTAAAGCGCGTTCTTCTTCTGTAAGAGCCATTATCGTGTCACCGTGTAAGTACCGTTACTAAGTCTAAGAGTTATTAATTTACCAATGTTTTTTCTAGCGTCTAACTCAACTAAATCCCTTTGTTGGTTAGTAGGTTTCCAATTAGGGTTGTTAGATGCTTTTTTCATCTGCTCAAGTTGATCGTTTATTATTTCCTTTTTAATTTTGTCTACTGTCATTCCTTTCCCTTCTTTGGTAACAAACACAGGGTCTTTACCTTTAGAGGGCAAGTAAAGCTGATTAAACAAATTAAAGTTTTCTTTAACAGGTTCAAAGTTAGCAACAACTGTTTTATCCTTAGTTAGGGGATCTTCATCTACTGTAAAACCACTAGTTCGTGGGAAATCTTCAGTATACTTTTTCCAAGCAGCGTCAAAACCAGTTAAAGATCCTGTTTGTTCTAGCCACGATCTTTGAGAAGCTGACCTGTTTAAATCAGATTCTAAACTAGCCTCTAAAAAGTTTACAAGTGCTTGAGCTTGATTAGATGTCTGACTAGGATTAGCAGTATTTTTTGTTATTTCAGTGTTTTCTAAATTAGAAATAGCACCTTTTTGAGCTTCTAGTAATAACGCTTTAAGTCTCTTAGACAACGAGTTGTAAGTCAATGTAGCGTCTGCTTTAGGATCTAAAATTCCTACATCAATTCCTAATTTACTGCCTAGACTGTGTAAAGTTTGGTTTACAGTCGCCAAAGGAACAGACCCTGCTCCGAATTCTACTTCATCTGTCAGTTCTTTCATCTGAGCTACAATAGGAGCGTACTGTGCAAAACGATCTCCTGCCTTTGTTGTTGCACCAGAAACAGTTTCTACGTCTGCTTCGAATAACTTTTCTTGTTGAAATACTTTTAGTTGCTCTTGCACTGTTAAGATAGTCTTTTTAGGAGGTTGTGCTAAATTAGTCAGTAATTTAATACCTCCTTCTAAAGCAACTTTATTTCCCGACCCTGCTTCAGAAACAATAGCGTCTGCTATTTTACCATAACCTGCTGAACGTACTTGATCTGCTACGTCTTCTCTAGATGCTAAAGCAGCGGCAGCTTGTTTTTGTTTTAACTTTTGCTGTTCTATCTCGTCCTGCATCTTCTTAATCCTGGCCGCAGTCTGTGCAGCACCTGCTATGTCGCCACTAAGCTGTTGCACTCTAGCCAATGAAGATAGACCTTCTACTGTGCCTAAGTCTAGTTTACCTAAGCCCATCTGAATTGCTTCTTGTGGAGTAGCTACTGGCGCACCGCCTAGTAAACCACTCTGCACTCCTCTAACAGCAGAGCCTAGTCTTCCTGCTTGTTGCTGTCCAAACTGCATACGCCAATCTGCCGCACTAGCGTTAGGGTTAGGTCTTTGTGTACTACTTATCCCCGTAAGGAGTCCTGCTATGTCTTGTCTAGCCATTGTTTATACTCCTTATGCGATATTATCGTAAATAGCGTCAATAACTGCGCTTTCAGGGTTTCCTTCAGAATTTAACGGAGTTCCTTGGTTAAAGTAGTCAAATATTGACCCAAGGAAGCCGCCTGTGCTAGGAGGATCCATCCCTATGTTTGCGTAAATCTCAGCTATCTGTGCTTGCTGTAGAGGCGATACTGTCTGACCCATCAACGCCTCAAGAACACCTTGGCCTTGCTGTAGCTGTAGACGATTAGCTAAATCTTCAGCCTGTAGTCTACCTTCTAGTCCACCTAAGCCTAGCTGGGAAGCCAACTCAGCACCAGTTCTACGACCAACATCTGCGAATCCTGCGGGAACTTGACTAGCCGTCAACATAGACAATGCTTGTTGTTGTGGTTGATAACCTGCGGACTGTAGCATACCGCCTAGTTGAGCAGCTTGTGACTGTTCAGCCATTGACTGCTGACGCGCACCTAAGTTAGCTCGTGCCATTGCTTCCTGTCGTGCAGTCTCTTGAGCCAACAACTCAGGAGAAGAACCGCCATAAGCAGCAGAGCCTAGCCCTAAGCGGCCTTGTGACAACATACGCTCTTCCAATGCTAGACTCTGACGTTCCTCTTCAGGACGCTGTACGGCTCTCATTTGCTCGTATAGCTGCGCTTGTGCTGTAGCAGGGTCTACACCTACCTGACCAAACAACCCTGTAGCTTGTTGCTGTAGTTGCTGCTGTGCCGCTTGTTGCTCTGGAGACAGTGTAATACCAAAGCCACCTTCAGGCGTAGTAGCTATGTTAGCTAAACCACTAGTGACAGTGTATGGTCTAAACTCTGCACCTGCTTGAGCTTGTTGAGCTAATGCTTGCGCCCCTGCTTGAGCTTCTTGACCAACCTGTTGTGCGCCTTCAATGTTTTCTTGGCCTAAGTAGTAAGAACCTGCTCCACTTAGTAAATCCATAAATGACATTAGTACGATCCTCCAGTAATTGTGTCAGCCGTCAGTGTTCCTGTGACGTTCACGGTAGCGGCTGTTACAGTACCTGTGAAAGTAGGACTAGCAGTGTCAGCTTTAGTAGCCACTGCTGTCGCAATGTTGTTATATTCAGTGTCAATCTCTGTGCCTCTCACAATCTTAGCAGCATTACCAGAAGGAAGAGAATCCTTTGTAGCAAAGTTAGTTGTCTTTGTATAATCAGACATTAGATAAGTCTCCCTAATAGAGCGTGTATGTCAATACGTTGAATAGAAAATTGTGCGCCGTTAATTTCGGCTTCGATACCAATAGTTACTACTTCACCACTACCGCTGGTATTTACCTTTGGTGTGTTGATTAGAATAGAGGAGGTGTACTCTGCTGTAGTGTTATACTCAGAAATACCATACTCACCAATGTTACTAGAGCCGAATGTAAACGCTTGTTTAGTGTAGCTTTGTGTGTAGTCATAGCCCCAGTTCAATGTAGTAGGTGTGTTCTGTCCACCAATGATAGTTAAGTTAAACTTCTTCAAGAACTTTACGTTAGAAGTATTTTGAAAATCAAGAGGGTTACTAAAGTAACGCAGCTCGTACTTTTCTGTACCGTCTAAAAAGTTTTTATATTCAGCAATGCCTGTAGAAATACCAATGTATATCTCACCGTCTTCTAACACAGCAAACGACAACGGGTTCATACCTGACCATGTAGTAGCCCGTTGTGAACCATCAGGCAGTGGAGTACGCATATCAAAGCAGTACACCGTATTGCTATCTGGTAACGTCAACAAGTAAAAGGCTTCGTCAGAACTGTACAAAGACTTGATAGGATTAGCCTGCAAAGTCACTAAGTTCATTAAGTCATTACGCACATTTTTACTAATGTTACGCATAGGCATGGACTTCTCTTGTATAGTCCTACCAAAGCTGCGTACACCAGCGTCTGACAAGAATATAATGTCAGTGCCTGTGTGCTGTACTGAGTCACGAGCAATACAACCAACGCCTTCTATGGTGTCTGTAAGCGTCATAGAGGCAGGAGAGGATGCACCTGAGTACACAAGTATAGACTTCTTACCAAAGATGATTAGAAAGCCATTGTGAGCCGCTAGAGCCGTTATTTCGTCAAAGCCTGTAGGCCATACTAGAGTAACGTCTAACGAGCCTGAAGCACCTCCTGTCCAAGCATGGCCGTTAAGTGTGTCAGACCAGTAGACAGTGTGCTTGTTACCTATAACGTCTGCTACCCACAGCTTACCATAGGCCGCTAAGACTTCATTTCCTTGTGGTGCAGTGCCTGTGCTGTGGCTATGGCCTGACATAGTTTCTAGTACAAAAGAACCTGATTCATCTGTGCCTATTAGTGGTTCATTCCCTCTCTGAAACATATATACATGATTGTTCAGGGTCACTGTTTTCCAGTTGTTAGCAGTAGGCGTATATGCAGCAGGAGTTATGTCTGTTAATGTTGTAGTGCCTGAGAATACTTTATTGTTACCTGCTGACAGAACGACCTTATCGCCAGACCTGTCAATGTACTCGTACATGCTTTCAATACCACGGCTGCTACCTAATACAGCACCCCCATTAGTAGAGACAGCTTCTCGACCCTTACGCGCACCAATACGGCCTAGCTGGTCAATAACACAGTTGTCTGCAATAGACGCAAACGAAGGATCAATCCCTATAGGAGAGTCCTGTGTGTTAATACCTGCGAAGCCGGGAGCAGCTACTGTAATGTTCTGTAATTTTTGTGCCATTAAGAATACCAGATAGTTTCTTCAGGATGTTGAGCAGCGTCCATAGCAATAGCATCAGCTAATGTATTATCTGCCAGTGCAAACAGTTCTGCTGCGCTAGTACCTCCAGTTTCTCCACGCTCTCTAGCACCTAATCCTGTAGCTAGTTGAATAACTGGTGACGAAGGAATAACTAAAGATGTTGCGTCTTCTGTAAAGTCTGCTGTACGTTGAACAACATTAAAGTCTAAGTTATACACGCCATTAGGTTTAGGATACACATCAACAGTAGTATCTCCGTTAGCATCTACTCCTTTAAAGTTGTAGAACTGCGGAACTCCTGTAGGCGGTGTAGCAATTAAATAAGCATTATTCATCCACAAAGTGCCACGGTACTGCATTTGAGTTTTTTGTGTAGCGTTATTAACAAACAATAACTTTGTATTATTTTGTGATCCTGTTAAAGGATAGTTATAAGAAGTATCAGAAGTAGTGACTGTGATGGTGGTACGCAAAGCAGTCCAATCGTAAGCGTCTTCTACGGTACGTTTAGCATCGTTGACAAACTCACCAATAAGTTTAGAGTACGCGTTCTGACCAACAGTGGTTACTTCGTCCTCCCGCAGTCTGCGTAATACGCTATTAACAAGTTGTAAGTAAGTCATTAGTATGGGAACCTTTTTAAAATTTCAGCATTAGTCAACATGCCTTGTGGCTTATTGCGTAACCGTTGTGCTTCTTGTTGTTGTAAAAATTGTTGTATAGGGTCTACTGGTGGTACATCATATCGCATAATAGAAGGCACAGGAGCCATGCTAAAGGGTCTTAGGCGTTCCTGTGTAGAACCTACTTGAGTCTTAAACTGCAACATGTCTCCAAACAAAGAGTCTGTGGTGCGTGTTGCGCTACCAAAACCTAGCCCTGTGTCTGCTCCAGTACCTGTGCCAGCACCATCGCCAGTACCGGTGCCATCACCAGTGCCTGT